GTAATTTTTTCATTTCTCATGGCTGTACCTCCTGAAACAAAAATGCTCTAAGTGATTGCTTCACTAACCATGACAAAATCATGATTAAGAAGTCACTTAAAGCATATATCACCAGTCGCAGCCAAGTCTTTGCTGATGAAGGGCGACTGTCATCTCCAGCAAAGCAGAAACTAATCTCGTTGCTTTTCGCTGCAAGCCACAGGTCATAGCTGCCGGAAACTGAACTGCGCAGTCGAGCATAAAAAGCATACTGGTATGGTAATTTTCCGTTCCAATCGCTGTTTGTGGTCCGAAAGAGTACACTTCCTCCATTCGCCTTGGATATAAACTCATCCTCAGAATTTATATCAGAAAGCATATTGATTGAATTTAATGCATCTACTCGACACCAGCTGTTCGTCCATTTGCCTGACGCCGTGTTGCAAATTTCTACTTCATCACCGCCGAAAAGCAGTAATGCACGATCAGCATACTCGTAATCACCAGAGCATACTAACAATCCGCGCCAGCGTCGTGTGTTCGGTACACCCTTTGCAGTCTGCGCGGTCAGCATAAAGGTGCCGCCAATCTTCTGCTCGCTTGCCCATGTCTGCAGATTTTCGGGAGTAATCAGACCGTAATCAATCGTAGATCCAATCTGCTCCGCCGTCACGCCGTGCGGATTGGACTTGTCTGCAATGTGCCGGCTTATAGCGGTTCTCACATCACCGAAAACCTGTTCCAGAGCCGCCTTAACATTCGACCACAGCAGCCGCTTAGCCTTGCCGCCGTCCGCGCTGTCCGCGATCATCACGCCGTCACCGTCGGCCGGTGCGGCCTTGGCGGTGATCTTGGTCGGGTCCGTCGCAGCAAGAGCCTCGTCGATCTTATCCCAGTTTTCATTTCTGGCTTCTACATTGTAGAAATCCTGCGGACTGTGCTTATTCAGTCCGTAGTTTGTCGTTTTACTCGCCATCCGGCAACACTTCCTCTCTAATTTCAAAATGCGTAAGCAAGGCAAGCTGTGCATGTGTGAAGCGGGTCAGGTCTGCGTGTTGGTTGTACAGCAACGACGTCGTGCAGACCATATTCGCAGGCACAATGTCGGCAAGCAGTTCCTCGACGGCCTGCTGATTGCGCTTTGCGGTCAACGCCACCTTAACGGTTAGCGTGTATTTGCCGCCATCCAGCTCGAGCTTGTACCCATCCTCGCCGCAGAGTGTCGCAAGCTGCTGCCGCAGGCGGCGCACCGAGAACGGCAGCTGCGTGTTGATCCTGGTCAGCACCTTAAACCGGCGCTCGTCGAGTGTGTCGGTGTCCTGCGGCACAACGCCGAAGATCTTCTCGTACCTCTGAATGGCGTACTCCCCTGCCGTGCTTAGAAACTGCGCATCGAGCACCGCATCAGCGGCATCATGCAGACGGTCAATCTCCGGCTGCTCGGTCTCACATAGCAGCGGGAATTCGTAGGTTTTCAGCAGGATTGGCGGCAGGTAGTCCTGTAACTTCTTCCTCACGGCGCACCTCCGATACCGCCGAGCCGCGGAATTTCGTCCGCTGCCAGCTCGATGTTCTTCGCGCTGCCGTTGACGGTCGTGTCCTCCACGTCCACCACGCAGTCGAGCGCAAGCAGATGCGTCTCGATCTGCGAGATACGCACAACGGTCGTCGCACTGTCCGCCCAGACCTTCGCAAGCTCGGCAAAGTACATCTTGACCGCGCTCTCCACCTGCGACTGTGCGCTCGACCACGCCCAGCCGGTCGCGAAGGTGATATTGGTTGTGATAGCAATGTCGGCGTACCTCGCACCGGCGACAGTCACGGTGTGCCCGATCGGCGCGAGCCCCAGACCCTCGCCGTGGTTCTGCTCGGGGTCGATAGCGGCCTGCACCTTAGAAATCAGTTCGGCACTCGGCGCGGTAAAGTCAGACGCGATAATAGTCAGCTTGACCGTGCCGCCGCCGTTCCAGACCGGATAGACCTTGACACCGCCCACGCCGGTAATCGCGTTGACCTTCTCGCGGTAGTCGGCCACGTTGCCGCCAAACGCTTCACCATCAATGCTGGCGTAGTATTTCTCGCGCAGCGTATCGGTCGTGTCGCCGTCCTCGGCCGGAATGAGCACCGCTGCAATCTGGGCGGCATCCAGACCGTTCACCGTCTGGATTGGCAGCAGCAGGCCGGTGTACTTGTTGCCGACCGTACCGAGCGTTTCCGCTTCCAGCTTGTAGTGACCTGCCGAGATTTTCTCAGTAACTACATAATTCACCTCATCGCAGTTGAACCGCAAACCCGCGGTCAGCTCCACACTGGACGGCGTGAACACGCCCTCGATAACAGCAGCCGTTTCACCTTGAATAGCTACGCCGCGTTCCTTACAGCGCAGCATAAGGTATTGCAGTGACGCAGTATCAACAAAGGTTTCGTCCATAACAACATCAAGTTCCATGTACGTCTTTGCAAGTTCTGCGGCCGCCGGTGCAAGCGCATCGTAGATGATGCTGCCCTCTCGCTTGTCCACCGTATCCGGCACGGATTCCAGCATACGGTTCATAATGTAGTCAAACGTCATTTCATCGGAATACTTTCCGATCATGCCGCTTCACCTCCAAACTCAAATTCGCTCTCGACATCGCCCTCGGTCGTGGTTACGGTAAATTTCACAAGCAGGTTACGCTTACCCTTGACAAACGAAAACTGCTCAACCGACAGCACCCGGTCATCCGCCATGAGCGCGTCCTCGATTGCTTTCGCCACCTTGGCTTGCAGATACGGCGTCAGGGTCTGCCCGAGCAGGGCGTTCAGCTGGGTGCCGTAATTCCAGCTGTAAATCACGTACTGAAACCGTTCGGTCTGAAGAATCAGGAAGATGGCCTGCTTCATGGCTTCCAGTCCGTCCAGCTTGCCGCCAGAACACGGGTAGCCGTCAAACCGCAGCGCATAGGTGCGCGTAGGCTGTGTTTCAATCTCGAAACCCTGCACGAGATCGTCATTATACTCTGTCGGCAGCATTACAGCGCCCCTTTCTTGTCTAAAATGAGATATTCCTGACCGCCCTGTTTTCTTAGCAGAATGAGCTTGTCCCCTACCTTAAACGAGGACGCGCTCACGCCGGTGCGGACAGCCAGAAAGTTCTTTTCAAGCACTGTCTTCTGGTCAATCTGCACCTGAAACGGCGATAACGAAATAACCTTTCCATAGCACCAGTCAGCAGGCCGCATTGCGGTAAAGACGTTTTCTGCAATCTGCTTCATGGCATTAAACATATCAGGCACTAAACTCACCTCGAATTCCGCTCAAATACAGGTCCATCGTGTACAGGCCGTTGCTGAACGTGTGCTTGGCTTTCTCCACGCACATATAGTTCTTGATGTTGATGTCACCCAGGCCCATGCCGACGCAAACCGAAGTACCGGCACGCGCTCGAACATCCCCGAACACCTTCTGCATGGTCAGCTCGCGGTGGATGACGTTGTAGTATTTCATCAGCGCCTTGGCCTTGGTCTGCAAATCAGCGGTGTTGAGGGCGTTGTCCAGCTTTTCGTAATACTGGAGCGTGCCCCATTTGCTCTGGCTGGCGGTATTGTTCATCACATGAACCTCTCTGACGCCAGTTTCATCATTGTCCCACGCCAGCTTGATGCGGTTGTACACATCGCTGTCGATGGACGAGGTGTAGCTGTATCCCTGGGCGGTGTCCTCGTCGATGTAGAGCGGCAGGAGCAGGCTCTCGTAGGGTTTGAGGCATAACTTGCCGAAATCGTCATACAAGACGTACACCTTGCCGGTGTTGATGATGGTCAAATCACTGGCATTGCCGAGCATATCGAAAAGCGTTCCTTCCTCAATCCTCTGCGGGATTTTGTACTTGGTATCGGTCACGGTACCAACCTTGAGACCGTAGTCCGCAGCCAGCATTTTGAGGACATCGGCGTAAGTCTTATTGACATACGAAATCGTGTCCTTGTTCTTGAAGTACCGCAGCTGGTCGTAGGCCGTGACCTTAATCAGCCGGTTATCCGAACGCGACTTCTTAAAGACGTATCCGTAGAACACATTCGCGCCATTGAACCGGAACGACACCGGATTGCCCTCGTGGAAGTTGAGGGTATCATCCTTGACCACGGTGAACGTCAGCGAGGACGCCGCGCCGCTGCGGGTGGTTTCCCACACGATGTCGCCCTCGATCATCGGCTGCTGAAGCTGACCGTTTTTGTTCTGGATGATCAGCTCCGCGCCCGGCATCTGGCAGGACGGCACATCCCGCAGGATCTCCTTGCGCGTGCCCGCCGCGCCGGTGACGGACTTAACAACAACGGTCGTGATGTCCTTCTTCTCTTTCTCGGTACTCGTGCCCGAAGACGTCGAGCCGGACGAGCCGCCGATGACAGCTTTGCCGTACTTCTTGCCCCAGCGGTTGCACTCAGCGTTCGAGGACATGAGCAAATCGAAATGGTACACGCCGTTTTCGATTTGAATCATGCCGCCGCGGTCATTGACGGTGTAGGTCACGCCGTCAAGCGCTGTACCTGTGCCCTGCACTGTAACCTTAGTACCAAACGGTACGCTTGGCGGCGCAGCACAGGTATGCTTGCTCGGGTCAAGTTTGTTTCCCAGTGCGTCAAGAAAACCGCCCTCCATTGCATTTGCGGCAGGATAATACGCCGTGAACAATGCTTTTACGGTATTTGTTGCCGTACCGCCCGACTTCGCGCCGGAATACTTGGCGAGCGTATCACCGGAAGAAACGTAGTTCAGCGGATTGACGGACGAGCCGTTCTTGTGCATACCGAAATGCAGGTGACAGCCGGTCGAGCTGCCGGTTGTACCAACGGCGGCAATCTTCTGCCCGGCGGTAACTTTCGCGCCCTGCTTGACGTAGAGCGCCGAGGCGTGCCCGTAAAAGCTCATCAGACCGCCGCCGTGGTCGATGCTGATGTAGTTACCATAACCGCCGTACCAGCCGGACTTCGTGACCGTGCCGGGGCCAAAGGCGAGGATTGGTGCGCCGCTTGCCGCTGCCAGGTCAACGCCGTCGTGGAATTCCTTGCCGTGGAACGGACAGGTACGGTTGCCGTAGCCGCTCGAAATGCGCGAGTAGGATGGACACGGCCAAACATATTTACCCATATCGTCCCCTCCTTAACTCGGCAGCTTGAGCACGGTTCCGGGATAAATCCACCAGCCGTTGCTGCTGCTTGATCTACCATATTTCTTCGCGGCGGCCTCAATGGCAGCCTTGTTTAGGCTGTAAATGCTCGTCCACTTAGAGCTGTTACCTAACTGTACACGGGCAATGTCCCATAGGGTATCACCCTGTTTAACAGTGTACGTTTTGTTCTTAGGTGCCGTAGTAGTGTCGCGCTTCTGCGTGACGGTCGCCTTCTTGGTGCCGCTGCTGCTCTCGCTCTTCTTGAACTCGATAGACTTGGTATGGTATGGCGCGTATTGCAGCAATTCAATCTTTGCCATCACGTCAACGCCGTAACTGCCGGCATCCTCAGCAAGCTCATAGCTTTCAAGGGATACCGTCATCGGCTGTGCGCTCATCAGCTCCTCGCCGCTGTCATCTATACGGATAACCGAGAACTCAAACGGCTTGCAGGCGGTCTTGAGTGATTCCAGCTTACTCATGTAATACTGTGCCGGCTGGTAGCCGTTCGGGTAACACGCAAACGGGTATTCCCTGTTCGGCAGGAGCGCCGAAAAGCTGATTTTGGACAGCCCCGGCGCTTTCAGAATATTTACCTGACCCTCGTTGATGAGGTTGATGGTCTTGTTCTGGTTGGCTGTCTTGATGGTCAGTGACGACGGCGTAACCGGAAGGCGCACACCATCCATATAAAATTCATACATCAGATGTGCACCCCTTCCGCACTGGTGACAAGCGCTTCGGTGACCTTGGCTTCCAGCAGATTGACTACGCCGTCCAGATCCATCTCGTTCGAGATGTTGTTGTGGTTGACCATTTCCACCTTGATCTCGGCGGTGGTGTACTTGTTGATGACCTGCCGCTCGGCAATATCGCGCAGCAGCTTGATGTCGTCCGAGGATACGCTCACATCGTCCGCAATCTGGGCGGTGTTGTCCGCGATGTTGGACAGCAGGCCCGTTGCCGGATCGTCCGGCAGGTCAAGACCCAGCTTTTCAGAGATGCTGTTCTGGAGGTTTGCGCCCCAGTTGTAGCCGTTGGCGTAAGCCGTCGAATACTCGATCTTCTCCTTGTGCTTCACATACTCCGTCCACCCGGACTGATCCTTGATCTTCCGGATGCTGTCGGTGTAGCTGTCGTAGAACGTGTCCAGACCGCCGGTGATGTTGATCTTCACGCCCGGAATAAGGTTGATGAGCTTCTCGATCGTCCTCACCATACCGCGGATGACGCCGACAACATACTGGCTGAGCTGCAAAAACAAAATCTCGATTGACGCAATCGGGTGCTGGAACACGTTGCCGAGGAAGTTGATAAGATCGGCAATCACGTTGTAGACCGGCAGATAGAACATATTGTAGACAAACGCGCCTGCCATCGCGAACAGGCCGCAGATCACGCCGACGGCGCTCGTCGTTTCGTTCTTCGCCCGGTTCGTGTAGTTGATGTACGCGGCGATAACGCCGATCAGAATGATGATCGAGCCGATAATCAGCACGATCGGGTTGAGCGACATCACGGCATTGAGCATTTTCTGTGCGGCAGTCAGCGCCTTCGTAGCCGCAGCACAGATCTTCGTCCAGTTGGCGGCCACCGCAAACAGCGCAAAAGCTGCCGCAGCCGCAAGCACCAGCGGGCCGATGACCTCAATATTGTTCGCCACCCAGTTGATGGCTTCGAGCAATGGCTGCAAAGCCATGATCGCCATGTTGCTGGCCTGTGTCCAGACGTCCGACCAGGTGAGCGGAATCTCGTTGAACTTCCGGTTGGTTTCCTCTGCCGAGGACAGCAGCGCGGACTTGACGACGCTCGCCGTCAGCTCGCCTTCCTGCGCCATGCTGCGGATTTCACCGACCGACACGCCGAGGTAATCCGCAATCGACTGAATGATGGTCGGCGCCTGCTCGAATACCGAGTTCAGCTCCTCACCGCGCAGCACGCCGGAGCCCATCGCCTGCGTGATCTGGAGCATGGCGGCGGCCTGACCCTCTGCCGAGGTGCCGGCGATCTTGAACTGCTTGTTCAGCTGCTCGACAAACGCAATCGTTTCCTGATTGCTGCTGAATGCGTCACCGGCAAGCAGACCCATCTTCGCGACCGCATCCGCCGTGGCGTTGTACGCGCCGCGCGAACGCATAGCCGACTGATAGATCAGCTCCTGCAGGTCGGCGGTGCTTTGCAGACCGTCGTTCATCAGGTTCAGACGCGCCGTGGTCTGCGTCATTTCGTCCGACATACTCACGATACCGCTCACCAGCTTGGAGCCGAGGAACGCGGTGCCCAGCTTTTTAAGCGAGGCCGTCAGGTTCTCTGCCGGCGGCTGCGCCGAGGTCATGCCGCTCCGCAGCTCCTCGACTTCGCTCACAGTTCGGGTGAGTTCTTCGCGCACACCTGCCAATTCGCTGTTAAATTGTGAATACAGACCGGTCGGCGCCGCCTGTTCGGACAGGCTTTGCATACGCTCAAACCGGTCGTTGACCGCACTCAGGCTGGACGCGATACGGCTGAGCACATTACTCATGCCGTCGCGCAGCTGGACGGTATTGGACAGTGCCATAGAACTCACCTCCCTCGTTTTGCTTTATCCAGAGCGGCCTTTTCGTCCTCGTTGTGCACGACACAAGACGCCCAGATAAATGCCCGTTCTTCCTTTGGCAGACTTAAATATTCGGACGGCAGGATATGGAGCTTTTGCAGGCAGTAATGCGCTGCATACGCCTCATAATCATCAGAGCCCTCACCGTCCCTGATTAGTTTTTTGCCTGTTCCACCAGATCGAGCTTGTCACCGAAGCCGCAGATGTCAAACAGCTTTTCCGTGTAGTTCGTATACTCACCCGGCGTCAGCATGGCCGAGATCAGCTCCTCGGCGCATTTCGTGCCGTAGCTGTCCTGCAGTTCCGCATCGTTGAGATTCGGATAAACCGTGCAGGCGGCTGCCAGCTTGGCAAGGTACAGCACGTTGTCGAATTCCTGACGGAAGCTGCCGCGCTTGCCCGGCACCTGTACGCGGTACTGGCAGTCACGACGCAGCGTTTCGTCCTCGCGCGAGGAAATGCAGCGCACCTCCCACTCGAGCGGCTTGCCGTCCTCATCGGTGAAGCGGTCCGACACGACCAGCTTCACGTTTTCAACCTGCTTGGCGTTCTGCGCCAGAAATGCGGTAAGATTACCCATTGTACAAATTCCTCCTTATTCCATACCGGACAGTTCGGTAAACTCCTCGGGCATATCCCAGCCGTCGAACGTACCGGAAAGCTCCTCGTCAAGCAGACTGTCGCCTGCGTCGAACTTCGCCAGAATCGAGCTGTCGATCAGGCAGCCGGTGTGCGTGATGGTCTGACGGCCGGCGGACGAGGACGGATCCTCGTTGGATACCTGAATCTCAAACGGCGTCATTTTGCCGGTCTTGCAGTAGGTCAGGAACCAGCGGCGGAACACGCTCTGGTTAAAGTGCGCCGTGCCCTTCCACGAACCGGACCAGCCGGTCGGCTTCTTGCCGATGCCGGTACGGCCGAGGATTTTCACGTCCTGCGAATTGACCTTCGCGGACGACTCAAAGCTGTACAGCTGCATCATATTGTAGCGGTTGCCGTCAATAGTGACGTAGCACTCGGCCATCGAACCGGATACCGCATCATTTGCTTCCATAACAGGAGCGTTCAGCATGACTTTTCCCTCCTTTATTCAACGATTACCTTCATGTAAAGCTGTTCCATCGCGGAAACCGGCTGTACATGGTCCTCGACCGCAACCGACTTCTTCATGTCGCCCTGCGACACGGTGACGCTGCTGCTGTCAAAGTTCTCAATGGCGCGGATGGTCTGGAGCTGGGTGTGATGCGCTACAATGTCGCTCCACAGGCTCACGCGGCCGCTTGCGTCGTTCTGCACCTTGCCGAGGTACTTCGAGTTGAACAGCGATGCAATGTCATTCGCAATCTGGTCGAGCACGCGCATGACCTGATTGGACGAGAAATCCGCGCTCTTTTCGTCCGTAATGCTTACGAACGTGTTGATGTCGGTCAGCACGCGCGTCTGGTCACCGACGCGGTGGAACGTGAACTCACCCGCCTTGATTGCCTTTTCAAGCTGGGTCTGCGTGTAGTTCGTGTCGATGTCGTACTCGCCGGTGTAGGTCGAGTTGGTCATCGAGCGGTTGACCGCGCACGCAGATTCCGCGCCGGTCGTCCAGTAGACAGCCGAGGTATCATCAGATGCACCGACCAGACCGTTCTTGACGGAAATCACGCCCTCATAGTCTGCCGCAGGGTAGCCATGCAGCACGCACTGAAACTTCACGCCCTGCTCATCACGCAGGCGGCGCGTCCAGTTTGCGAACAGACCCTTGACCGCGCTGTTCTTCGTGTCGCAGCCGACCGCGTTGAAGCTGTACGGCTCGATCTTGTCGAGGAACGTCTGGTAAGCCGCATCCTGCACCGCGCCGGTCGTGCCGCCGGTGAGCAGCAGGCCTGCGTTCTCGGTCAGCGCCTCGCTGCCCTTCCAGTGCAGATAGTCGTTGTCAGAAAGGTCAGAAACTGCCTTAACTGCCTTCTGCGTGTCCACAAGGGTCGTGCCGATGTAGGTCGAAACGTCGTAGACCTCGTTCGTCGAAGCCGTGAAGCCCTCGTTCTGCTGAATCACGATCTTGAGTTCGTTGCCGATCTTGCCCGGATACTTCGCCTCTGCGTACTTGCAGGCTGCCTTTGCACCGCCGCTGTTCAGACGGAACAGGTGCAGTGTCTTGGCGTTTGCGAAGATCTCGCGCAGCGGACGCAGCTCGTCCGCCGTGTAGGCGTAGCCGGTCAGCGCAAGTGAGCCCTTCTGGAACTCGCTGTTCTCGATGGTCACGACCTCGTTCTCCGATCCCCAGTCGAGGGACAGCGGGAAAGCCGCCGTGCCGCGGTCGCCCAGGGTCGCAGACGCACGAGCCGCCGACACAAAGTTGATGTACGCACCGGGCAGAACCTTGTTCTGTACGGTATACATACCGCCGCCTAAAGCCATTTAATTCACCTTGCCTTTCATAAAGTTGTCAATGAGCGCGTCCACCTCGGAAAAGGTGTAGCGCTGATCCTTGTCGAGCAGCACACCCAGCAGGTCGCGCCGCTCGCGGTATCTGTCGAAGGTCAGGAGCTGTGCGCCGGTAAACGCCGGTGCTCCTGCCTCGGTTTTGCGTTTAACTGCCATTTTCGTTCTCCGTTCCTACGGTGGCCTGCAAATTCTCCATCGGAATATCTTCCGGGACTTCCCGAACGAACTGCCGGTAGTCCGCGAAGAAGTGCAGCACCTCGTCTGTAATTTCCCACGAGAGATTCGAGCCGCGCAGGCTTTCCGTGCGCCGCAGCAGCAGCGTGAGCGTCTGTGCGGTCTCTCGGCACTGCTCCTGCGGACGGCCGTCCGACGGGAAGAACCGCACGTCCATGTGCTGCACGATCTCATGCAGGCCGGCCGGGTACGGCGTGACGTCCGCACGAAGCTGCCGAATGGAGAAGCACGGCGCAGAGAAGCCCTGCTCGATACGCTCGGTATAGATGTCGTACTGCGCCGATGGATAGACTGTGCGCAGCTTATCGACGATTTCCTGTACTACGTTAATCATTTGCCCTCCATCATGCGGCTGAGAAATTCCTCGCTTTTGGTCTTGATAATATCGGGCGCAGCTTTCTGGAGATCGAACATGCCATTGCGCAGCATATGCTTTCCTTCAACGAAACTGCGAACCAGACGTTTGCCAATAGCCGGAACATACCGTCCGACCTCCTGCCGGTGGCCGTTCTCCACATACGGCGCGTACTCAATGTTGTTGTAGATTTCTGCACGATAATGTTTACCGCTGCGCCGCGCTTTCGTCGTAAACCAGTTGCGGTGCAGGTGTCCGCTTGGACCGGGCGGTGTCCGTTCAATAACATCAGCCAACAAATCATTCATCATCTTATCGAGCAGCTCTGTATAGAACTTGTCCATCTCCGGTTCGCTGGCGGCGGCCTTAATGCGTTCGTTTAAGTCGCGCAGCTCGTGAAAATCACAGCTTCCCCAAGAAGCCATTACGCTCGCTCCTCTCGGACGGCGGAAAGCTGCTGATGGGTCGGATAGACCGCGCTCTCGCCGCTGTATTTCAGACGATAGGTCGCGCCGTACTGCTGAACCGCAATGCGGCAGCCTGCCGGAATCGTCAGCTCCGGCGCACAGTAGATCGTAGCCTGATAGCTGACCTGACCGCTGTTCGCGTCCGTTTTGCTGTCCGGTGTGCCGGAAAACGACAGCGCACACGGGATATTCTCGTGCAGCACCGCGTCCGGCGTAACAACGGTTTCGCCGCCCACTTCCTGTTTGCTTGTGCCGGTGACGGTCATCAAGCCGTCATAGGTCTGCTCCAGCAGCGCCCGTTCCTGCTCCGGATTGCCGAGCATACTACCACCTCATCTTTCGATAGGCGTTCAGCTGCGCCTTGTAGTCGGTGAGGAAGTCGCCCGAGCTTGCCAGCGCCGCCAGCTGTTCCGCTGCGGTCGCAAAGGAAAAGGACGTATCCCCTCTGGACACGCCCTTTGCGGCAGGCTGCATATTCTCGTTCTGGAGCTGAACGCTGTTTACCAGGCCGCGCACCATAAGCGCTGCGGTGTTCGCGAGGCCGTCCGGCGCCTCGGTCAGATTGCAGTAGTTACAGATCTGCTCGAGCACCAGATCGCAGGCGAACTCAAGCGTTTCCTGCGGCAGGTTCGGCAGCAGGCTTTGCGCCCGCAGCATCAGCGTTTCCCTTGTCATTTCTGCGCTTCCCCCTCGGTTTGTCCTCGGTCGGCTCGGTTTTCTCCTCGGCGGTCACGGTTTCCACGGTAAAGCCCGCACGGCCGGAGAACCAGCTTGCAAGCCACTCGTTATCCGTCTGCGCCTCACCACTGACGAACTGCACGCCGCCGATCTTGCGGTCGTACTCCTCGCTCGGTGCCTTGATCTTGTACATAGCGCTTCCCTCACTTTACCTTGAAGTTACGCAGCACGCCGGCAGCGCGGGACTTCTTGAGCACGGTTGCCGCTACCATCTCGACATCACCGGCCTTGACCGGGCCTGCGGTAGAGAAATCCGGCAGCGTGGTCGAGATCACCTTGCCGCCCATCGGAGATACGGCGTGGAAGCCGTCCAGACCCAGACGGACAGCGTACAGGTCGGTCAGGACGGTAACGGTGGTCTTGGACGAGGACGCACCGTATTCGCGCGACGTGATCGGCACGACCGGCTTTTCCTTCTTCTCAGCGGTGTCGTAGTAATACTGCATATCCATGAACGGAATGCCGTTGTAACCGCTCATCTGACGGCCGAAAGCGTCCTCGGAGTGGGTCAGATAACCGGCACGGCGGGCGCAGGAGCGGATCTTGGTCAGCAGCGCCGCATTGCCGATGAGCATGGTCGGCACGCCGTCCAGTTCGGACAGGAACTCGTCGAGCATATCGAGCACGGTCTTGTAGTTGGTGTCGATCGCCGCCGAGGTGGACAGGTCGATCGCCTTGGATGCGTCCGCGTTGAGCTCGGTGGAAGTGCCGACAAGCAGCGTGTCCAGACCGTCAAAGCCCTTGGTGCCCTTGTCGCCGTTGATGGCGGTGTAGTGGAACAGGTTGGTGGTCGCCTTGATGTGCTCCTCGAGCTGGAACTGCACCTCGTTGATCTGGCCGTTCGCGGTGTTAGCGAGAACGCGGTCGATCTTGAACGTACCGCCGAAGATTTTGAGGTCAACCGACTTGGTTTCGCGGTCGGCCACGGTGTCGGTGTAGTCGGTGTTGATGTCACGGAAATCCGCGCCTGCCGGGGTCTTGAGCTGAGTGTAGCCATAGGTCAGCGTAGAGCCGCCGGTGCCCGGAGATACCGAGTTGTCAAAGGTCAGTGCCTCGAGCAGCATGGAGCCGCGGCGGAACTGGTCGATAACCTGCTGGTCCACATGGTTTGCCATGCCGACCTTTGCCTGTGCGAGAGTGATAGGCATTTTTCATTCCTTCTTTCTGTTAGCCGTTGGTGTTGTATACTTCTGCGAGAGCGGAACCGAGATCGTTTACCGTGTTCGGGTTGCCGCCGGACTGCGGATTGTAGCCGCCGCCCTGACCGCCGTTTGGGTTTCCGCCCTTGTCGCCCTGCTTGCCGGACTGACCTGCGCCGTCCTCCTCGAACAGCCATGCCTTGTCCTTTTTCAGACTTTCGACCTGCGCGTCAAGGCCGGTGATCTTGCCGTCCGTGCCGATCTTGATGTCGTCCATCGAGAGCGCCGCGCGGGTCAGCTGCGGATCGCGTGCATGGGCACGGGTCAGCGCCAGGTCGATAGCTGCATCACGACGAATATTCGCGGTGTCGGTGTCGTACTTGGTCTGGAGGATCTTGAGGTCGTCCTCCAGCTTCTTCGGGTCCTTTCCATCCCACGCCTTAGCGGCGGCACGCAGGTCCTTGATGGTGTTGTTCGCCGTGGTCAGCTCCTGCGCCTTGGTGTCAAGGTCGGCCTTGGGAACGTAAGCGCCGCTGGCAGCGTTGACCACCTCAAACTTTGCGTCCTTTGCGGCCTGCTGGAACTGCTCCCAGGTCAGTGCGCCCTTTTCAAAAAGGCTTTTGAGAAATTCCATTGTTTTTTTGCTCCTTTCATCGAAAAATGGGTATGAAAAAACCACCTTGGATTGAATCCTTGGTGGTTTAGTCCATCAGTTCTACTGTTTTGATTTCGGTTTCCAGCATTCCGGTCAGAACGCCGTTGTCGTCGCGCCGGATAATCAGCTCTGCAATCTCCGGTTCATTGTCCAGTGCGCCTACGACAGTGACGAATTTGCCGGTCAGCGTAATACCGTCCGTGCATTCCACCTTGAGGCGATGCGATTTGTCATATGGGTGCTCGGTGCCGAGCAGCTTTTTCATGTGCTGAATGAGATCCATTGTTATCTCTCCAATGTACGGTCTTGATGACTAAGTCTTTGGTTGATAGTGAACGCCCGGTGCACATTCGATTGCCGGGTTTTCCTCCAGCTTATTCATATGCTCGCCCGGGATACCATCCGGAAACGCCTTGCAGCATACACGCTTTCGGTGGATACAGGTATTGCACAGCACACCATGAACGCCCGACGGCTGCGAACAGCGTGCCAGAAACTTGTCATGATCGGACAGTTCTTCATATCGCCTGCTGCGTTCCTCGGGTGACAGCCTTTTGAAGTCCTCAAAGGTTAAATTTCTGTCAGCCATATGGTGTTGCCCTCCTTTCTGTCAACAATGAAACGTGATTCTCTCTTGAAAAGGATTTCCTTTTCGATTGTGTTGATACCACGCATATCTCTGCCGGTCTTACTCTGAATAACCAGCTGAATATCCATATCCGAGTCATATACCTCCGTAGAAGTAGACGTGTATGCGTCGTATGTAACGATTGCGTCAACCTCATGCGCTGCCAGAAAAGCAGCTTTATCCGGTATCATGTCACTGGACAGAGAACGATATACCGTTCCCTCGTACACTGGAAGTTTATCCAGCGCCTTGTCAAGCCGTTTCGTCCAGCGCTGTTCCGCTTCGCTGAGCGATTCACCTCGGCGCAGCTTATCGTTTAGCGAATAGCTGGCCGCACCGACATACTTCTGCAGTGCGCTTGTTTCGCGCTTGTTCAATTCCAGTATAGCACTTTCCGGGTCGTTTTCAACATATTTCTTATGCCATTCCTCATATGTCATACCTTTCTCAACATACTCGGTCTTGCCGGTCGCGGGATTTCTGGCGGCACGCTTACTGCCAATTCGGAACTCCGTCACCGGAACGGTGGTACACCGGCAACGCGGATGCAGCGGCGGATAATTGATGCCGGTTTCGTGCTCTGCAAGCGGAAACTCACGCTGATCCAGAGCACCGCACACTGCGCAGGTCTTGAGGTCGAGCGCCGCCTCAAACCGATAGGACTGGACACCGGTTTCCCGGTATCCCTGTTCGGCAGCTTCAGCCGCCATGTGGGCGCTCTCGGTGTGGATGAGCGTTGCGGCCCTGCTCTCAGACACGCCCATGCGCTGGGTGAACTCCTTGGTCATGCGGTCGAGCGAGTTGCCGCGGACAAAGCCGCGCGAGAGCGTCTGCATCAGCTCACGGGTCAGCTTGTCCTTGTCCGCCCAGATACGGGACGAAAACTCGCTGCCGACCCACGGCACCGCAAGAATGCGTTCAATGGTCTGCGGGTCAATCCTTGCGAACGTGCTTGCCACATCGGCCTGCTGGCTGACGGCGTACACCGTGCGGTAGTAGGTGTCGGTGTAGCGCTCCTGCAAATGGTCGCGCAGCACATCGCGCTGAGAGCCGAACAGCTCCATCATCCGCAGCTCAACCTGCGTCTGCAACGCCTGCAAGCGCGAGATACGCGAACGGAGATAAACCTCCTCCAGTTCCTTGTCAAAGCCGCCGGCTCTCGCCTTATCCCGGAACTCGTCCAGCGACATCCGAAAGTCCTCCAGCTCGGCATCTCGCAGCAGCCTGCGTGCGTCTGCCATGCTGACGCTCTCGTTTGCGGCATAGCGGGCATAGAAGATTGAGAGTTCCTTATCCAGTTCGTGCAGAATGCGCTCGTATTCCCGGTGGAACCGCAGACACAGGTCATCATCTTCCTGCTTCTGCTTTTCGGCCAGCTCGATGGCACGTTTGCGCCAGTAGGCGCCGTTCAGCTTATCCGCTGCTGCCATCGCCTGCACCGTCCTTTGGCGGGAACCGGAACTGCGGCTGCTTCTCGGCTGCCGCCTGCTGTTCCTTTTCCAGCTGCTTCTGCTCGCTCTCGGCATCGTCTACCCACGGATGGTTTGCGAGGATGGTTCTGTCCGAGATAATGCCGACCGACTGCTGCGCGATCTGCGCGGTTTCGAGGTCGTTCTGTACCATGTTGCGCGTCCATGTCTGGAGAATGCGTTTCGGCTGTGCGATGCCCTCCAGACGGCAGATAGCGCGTACCAGCTCGGCAAAGCCGCTGCGGAACTGCGTTTCCAGCATCACGGCCTTGAGCTCCAGCAGGCTGTACAGGTACTTGAGCGCCACGCCGGACGAGTTGCCGAAATTCTCAGGGTTCGGGTCAACACCCATGCCGGAAACGAAAATCTGACGGCGGGTTCTTTCGAGGAAAGCGTTCCGCGCCTCAAACGGGATCTCCGCGCGGATGGTGTCCACGCCGCCGTCCCCCTCGACCTTGATGAGCTTGCTCTTTTTGAGGTCGCTCATGAACTCGGTCTTGTCCGTGCCGCCGTAGTTCTTGATGACGAAGATGACCTCCTGCACGTCCTCCATGTCGTTGGCGAAGCCGGAAACCACCTTGTCGTAGGCGTCGATCAGGTCGCGGTACAGCGGCAGGTCGCCACGCCGGTCGGCGTTGTTGTAGAACGGGATGAACGGCACCGCGCCGAGGCCGTGCCGCAGCTGCTGCCCGACTTCCGGATACTCGAAGCAGGTGTAGTTGCCGGACACGCCGTTCTGACGGTAAAACCGGCAGGTCGTGTCATCCCAGTATTCGCACACCTGCACAGTCTGACCGCTCTGCGGGTCGAGCATGGTGTAGCAGCGCAGCACGCCAACGAGATCGCTCTCCAGCGTACCGGAGAACACCGGCACGATCTGTTCCGGGTCTACGGTGTGGTAGCGGAACCTGCCGTCTGTGTCGCGCCAGTAATGCAGCCAGCCGACCGAGGTGTTGCTCGCGTCAATGCCGAGCTGCATGGCCGTTGCAGTGTACTGATCTCCGAGAATCTCTGCGATCCGCTCGTTGGCGGTCTTGTTCCCCACATCGAACACCGGCGGATAGCTCAGCGCGTAGGAAATCTTCTGCGTCACGAGCAGATTATGCCACGAGTGCGAAATGCGGTTGTCCGCGAGGTGCAGCGGATTGCCGAGCGCCTGCTCGGTTTCAGCCTGCCGCTGCAAAACGCTGTTGTCCTGCTTGATGCGGTTGACGTTGCTGTAATAGCGCCGAGCCTCGTCCGCTGCGCGGATGAACTGCCCGTGCCCCTGTAAAAGCCGCTGAATCGTGCGGCTGTTCACCTTCACCATACGCTGACCCCTCCTTTCCTGGTAAACTGCTCCGCAACGCCGGTTGTCGCGTCGGGAGCGTCATCGTGGGCGTTCTTGCCCTCTTTCTGGTAATGTAACATTGCTTTTGCGTACTCCGGCCAGCGGTCGCGCCAGTTTACGGGGTAGTAAATGTGATCCTGCACCCACGTCGAGTTAGTCAGGATACGCGCGACCTTGTTCTCGCTCTGGTGGAACCATTCCACACGGCAGCGGTTGGAGCCGAGCCGCCGAAGCTGCTCCTGCACGTTGCGGGCAAAGCCGCGGCCGCCGTTGTTGCTCTCGATTTTCGCAAGGTTTACGCTGTGCGCCAGCAAGCGCCGTGCGGTTTCCGGCTCGGTGATCTCCATCGAGGCCTTGGTGTAGTAGATGTCGAGCACATAGGCCTCGTGGTTATACTCGCCGTAGATGATGCTGCAAAGATAGCCCGCACCGGTGTCCGCCGTGTCGGTGTAGCTGCGAATATGCGTGAACAGCGGCCTGCCGTTGGCATCGCGCGGAATGTCCGTGTAGGTCTTGAAGCTGCTGTACAGACGGCCTTTCAGGTCGATCGGCTGCTGCTGGTAGTTCGCTGACGCGATCTCCTCGCTCATCGTGCGAACCTTGTCCTCGTAGTCCTCACGGGTGAGAACCGCGTCGCACAGCATCGTGCCGTCGTCCTGCAAGGCTTTCATCGTGATGAGTTCCGCATCCGGCCAGTGCTCCAGCGCACGGCCTGCGAGGTCGCCGGTCGCCCAGCGCGTCATGATGATAACGATCTTGTAGCCGGTTTCGGTTCGGGACAGCATCGTGTCGGTGATCCACTGCCACTGCTTGTCGAGTGCGCCCTCGTTAAAAGCCTCCTCGGCCTTCTTGATCAGGTCATCGAGAATCAGCTTGCGTGCGCCGAAGCCGGTCGCCGTGCCGCCCGGAGAGGTCGCAAGGTAACTCGCGTACTGCCCCTCAAGCGCCCACTTGCCTGCGGCGGCTTCGCCGTACTTGATGCGTGTCTGCGGGAAAATGTCCGAAAACACAATGCGGCTCGGGTCAAACCGTTCCTCCGCAATGCCGTCGCGGACCGCCCGTGCGAACGTCGTGGACAGCGTTTCGTTGTAGCTGCCGGTCATGATCTGCTCGGACGGATCGCGCCCAAACAGCCACTGGCTCAGCAGCACCGCCGTGCGGCTCTTGCCGTGGCGCGGCGGCATATTGACCACCAGCACCTTGCGGTCGCTCTCACAGAACGCCTGTAAGCGCCGACACAGCGTCTTAAGGTACGGCCGATCCTCGCGGTAGAAGTCCGGCGCCATCAGCTTGCAGAACGACCAGAAATCACGCCGGGCAAGCTCAAGGCGAGCCGCCCTGCGAATGCGCTCGTCAACCATCGTCCGCCAGCTTCCGCAGCTCCTCGGTGGTCAGACCTGCGAGCGGGTTCTCCACCTCGAGAGTGCCGGAGTGCTCGATCTGCTGCTTGTCGCGCCACCTGTCCGGTCGGCGGTTCTTCAGCCAGAAGATCTGCGCGGTCGTGTCCGGCGGAATGTGCTTGACCGTCTGCACGGTCTTGATGCTCTTCTTTCCGCCATCCTGACTGCGCTCTACGCGCTCCTCTGTGTAGTCGTAGCCGAGTGCACGCTTGAGTAAAGCGTTCTCAACTTCGATGTCTACGACCTCTTTTCCCCTTTTTAGGGCCTCCGAAAACTCCGAGTATTTGTTTTTCCAGTCGTACAGCGTGCTGGTCGTAATGCCGATCCTGGCTGCGATCTGCTCATCTGTCAGACCATCCCTCGCCCACGCTTCCAGACGGGTGATGCCGTCCGGCGTAAGCCATTCCTGATATTTGCCTTTTGCCATTCTGCACCGTCCTTTCTGAAATCCGGGCACGAAAAAGCACCCTTGTTTCCAAGAGTGCTTTTCCGGAGGTGTTTCCAATGCTATGAAGCAGGAGAAATGCGGGACCTAAGTTTCATTCCCGCTGAACTTCATGATACCAGTATAGCAGGAAACTATGTGAACTAACATGGCCTGTTCGCATTTTCTTTCAGAATTTTTTCTGCTGCCTGCAATGCCCTGCCATGCAGCCGCATGACCCAACGCAGGGTGCGGTCTAAGTCAACCGCGATTTTCTCCCACTTCTCGAAGTTTAAGTACCGCTTTGTGAGAAGTGTCCGCAGGGTCGTATCCGGCACCTCGGCAATCACCGCCGCGATCTCCTGCTTGATCGACACCAGCTTGTCGATCTGTGCGTCCACCTGTGCGGCAAAGTCGGCGTAGCGGCTCATGCCGCCGTCTGAGGCACCGCCGCCTCCCGGTGCACCGGAAACCGATGCCACGCCGGACACGCAGCGGTCATACGCCCGGCGCTTGGCACTCTCCAAGGCTGTAATCTCGCGGTCGAGTGCCCACCCGCGGTTCAGCCAATCCTTAGTTGTCATAAATTCTCCTTCCGTACCTGCTCAATCCTTGCCTTGATGCTCTCCATCAGCGCTTCCTGCGTGTCGGCCTTGCCCTCCAGGGCGGCAACGACGTCGTGATCCACGCTGCCGTCTACCAGCAGCCTGTGGATGATAACGCGCTCGGTCTGGCCTTGACGGTGCAGGCGCTTGTTAGCCTGCTGATACAGCTCCAGACTCCACGTTGGCGAAAACCAGATCACATGATTGCCGCCTTGCTGCAGATTCAGTCCGTAAGCCGTGCTTGCCGGGTGCGCCAGCAGAATGTCAATCTTTCCGGCATTCCAGTCGTCCTCATCCTGCGGGCCGCTGAACACCCGGACACGCAGGTTCTTGTGCTTCTTCGCCAGTGCGGCGAGAATGCGCTCCTTCTCGTGCTGGAAGCCGTAGAACACCAGTGCGCTTTTGCCGGCAAGGCTTTCCACCAGCTCGAGAAACGCCTCGATCTTGCAGCTGTGAATCACCTGCGCCTCATGCTCGGCGTTGTACACCGCGCCGCCGGCAAGCTGCAGCAGCTTGTTCGTCAGAACCGCGGCGGTATCTGCGGTGATGGTATCCTCCGCGACTTCCAGCAGCATTTCCCGCTCCATGGTGGTGTATGCCTTGGCGGCCTTGCTGTCCAGTACGACAGGCACATCCACGCTCACGCACTCCGGCAGTGTCAGATAGTCCTCGGCCTTCATGCTGATGCAGATATCTCCGATGAGGTCCTGCACGGCCTGCTCCGTTCCCATCTTGGGCTTGTAGGTGAAAACCCGTTCGGCGTTTCGCTTGTCCGGCTGGAAGTACCGCTCCCGGAATCCGCCGATCGTTCGTCCGAGCCTTGCGCCCTCGTCCAGCAGGTACAGCTGCGCCCACAGGTCGATCAGCGTGTTGGGTGCCGGTGTGCCGGTCAGCAGCACGATGCGGTGGATCTTCGGACGGACACGCTTCAGCGCTTTCCAACGTTTAGTGCTCTGGTCCTTGAAGCTGCTGCTCTCGTCGATAACCACCATGTCGAACGGCCAGTCGTTGCGGTAGTAGTCCACCAGCCACTCGACGTTCTCGCGGTTGATGACATACAGATCGGCAGGCCGCGCCAGTGCCTTCTCGCGCTTGATACGGCTGCCCAGTACAGTGGACACCCGCATATCCCGCAGGTGATCCCACTTCTCGGCCTCACGGCTCCACGTTGCCTCAGCTACCTTCTTCGGCGCGATGACAAGCACCTTGCAGACCTGGAACCGATGGTATTTCAGCTCTTTCACGGCGGTCAGCGTAGTTACTGTCTTACCAAGGCCCATATCAAGGAAAAGTCCGACGGCCGGCAGCTCCAGCAGCCTGTCAATGCAGTAACTCTGGTAGTTATGCGGGCGAAACTGCATTTCCGCTCAACTCCTTCACGAACTCGTCCACCTGTTCCTTGCTGTCGATGACCTCCACCCGGAATCCCAGCTGCTTCAACATACCGATCTGGTGGATCTGGATCGGCCGCGGTGCTTTGCCCGGTGCTTTCAGCTCTACGAATACTGCTTGACCGCCGGGCAGGCACACCAGTCTGTCAGGCACACCGTTGTTGCCGGGGCTGACGAACTTGTATGCTTTTCCGCCGATCCGACGGATACGGTCGCGCAGGTAGCTTTCGATTTCTTTTTCTCGCATAGTTCTCCTTCCTCGCGCGTGCGCACACGCGTATACGCGTAGCACATATTGCGCACAGAGGGTACAGGCGGTAATATTACTCTCTATTCCCTCTAATTTATAATTACTATTAAAAAGATTGTTACTTTGTTACCTTTAGTGTTTACAGGACAAATAAATTATGAAATTCGGTCGTTTTTCTGCATTTCAGCTTTTCGACTGCGGTAACAAATGAGGGTAACATTCTCAAAAAGATTGTTACCATTGTTACCCCGCCTGAGATTGTTACCCCAGATTGTTACCTCACTATTCTGAGATTGTTACCGTTCTTTCAAAGCCTCTCTGCGTCTTACAATATCCGAATTTCGCTGTTCGAGTCATCCGTTTCCACCCCGGCACAGCGGCCACAATATTGTTGATCTCCGCCGCATCCGAGTTCCGGATAAACCGCGGATCCCCGCCCAGAGCCTCGCACCAGATCTCCAGCGCACACACCCTCTCACGGGGCACCAGTCTGCCGTCATGCTTGACCGCGCCCTGCCAGAACATACCGCGCTGGTCGAGCTTCCAGGTGCTCCAATCTTCGGGCACCTGCTGTTCGAGAAAGTCGCGGATGATGCCCTCACGGACAGACGTTCGGCGGTGGCCCTCCTGCTTCTCGGCTGCCTGCTGACCGACCTCTCCGCTCAGATACAGCGGCTCACCCAGACGATAGCGCATAACAGCCTCTGCCCAGATCTGGCTGACGGTTTCCTCGTTCAGCTCGTTCCAGATGCTCTTAGCCGCCTTGTGTACGCCCACGTCCACCGGCCAGAACCGGCGGTTGCCTGTGCGGTCGCTCAGGAACTCGCTCTCGTTGGTCGTGCCGAAGAACACGCAGCGGCGCGGCAGCTCCTTGACGTGTCTGCCGTAGGCGGCGCGGAAACGGTCGTGCTTCTGGGACAGGAACTGCTTGACCCGGCCGACCTCGGCCTTGTTGAATGCCTCCAGCTCACTCACCTCGACCAGCCACACTCCCTGAATGACCTCGCAAGCCTCCTTGCCCTCGAACGTCCGCAGGCTGTCGTTGAAGTAACCGCGGCTCATCACACTCAGCAGTGTTGACTTGCCGATGCCCTGCGGACCGGCGAGGATGGTCATGCAGTCGAACTTGCAGCCGGGTTTCAGCGCTCGTGCAACTGCCGCCGTGAATGCCTTGCGGGTCACAGCACGGGTGTACGCGGTGTCCTCCGCGCCTAAGTAGTCGATGAGCAGCGTGTCCAGACGCGGCACGCCGTCCCACTGTACGCCGTTCAGGTAGTCCACCACCTCATTAAAAGCGTGGCGGTTGCTGTGCAGGCTGAGTGCGCCGTCTACTCGGGCCGCGCCGGTGATCTCGTACACTTTCTCGAGATACCAGTACAGACCCTGATTGTCGTTGTCCTCCCAAGCCCTGCGCTTGCCGCGCGGGTCCCACGGCACGACACCAAGGATCTCACCGCGCCCGGCGAACTCGTTGAGCGCGAACCGTCCTTTGAGCTGCGGGTCATTCTCGAGGATAAGCCAGATGTTGTCTATCGTGTTCAGCACCTTGCCGGTCTTGGGGTGAACGGCAAGCCGGTTCAGCCAGTCGTTGTTCGGCGGCTGCTCGCTGTCTGCAGGCTGCTCAATGTCTGCAAAATCAGCCTGCACCTGTGCCAGACGTTCCGCCTGTAATTTGCCGGACACCTCGGGGTCAGACACCGCCAGGCGGCACATGGCATCGAAGGACGGCAGCCGGTTGACCGGTGTGCCCTCCTGTGCGTCGTCGTCCTGGGCGCCGAACTTATGTAGCCGCACGAGGTCGAATGCATTGACCAGAACGCCGCTGCACGGGTCGGTTGCGTGGTGGGAATACAGGAAGCTGCCGTCATCGTAGAGCACCGCGCCGCCCGCTGTGCTGCCCTCTGCATAGGTGTAGCGGTCGGGCACATCGGTTTCGCGGTACACGCCCGGCAGGAACTTCTCCATTGCCGCCGGTACGTCATACGTTCGGCAGAACGCACCGACAACGCCGGACTTCTCGCGCGGGTCACCCTGCTTCTTTGCACTGCGGTCGCGCAGCTTCGCCTCGCCGGGCACGGTCGCCCAGCTGCTGACGTTCCGCCAGTCCTCGTACAGTGCCAGCATACCGTCCGCCGAGAGGAACGGCTTGTCCTCGTACCGGAAAACATACTCGGCATCCGCGCAGGCGCTCGGCCAGTACATCAGGCGCTCGATCTGGAACGTGGTCGCATCGAACCATGTCATTTCCGGCTGAATCAGCTCGGCCAGTCTGCGGCTGATCGGCTCGTACTCGTCCGGCTGCATAGTGCGGTCGGTCGGCACAACGATACGCAGGCGCGGTGCTTCCGGGCAGTGCTTGCGCGTGGAATACACGCAGTAGCCGACACCCAGACCGGCACAGCGCCGCAGGACCTCTGCTGTCGCGCCCGGCGGCAGGTTGTCGAGGTCGAGGGTCACGAGATCGCGCCCCTGCACGTTTGCTTTCTTGCGCCGTCCGGCAAGCTGTCCGCCGACAAAGCCGCCGATGTCCTTGCGGTTGTCCCGCTCGGTCTTGCTCATCTTCATATAGGCCGCGAGTGTTTCCTCGCCGCGGATCGGCGTGTGCAGGCGGTCGTACAGTTCTCCGAGGGTCATGACCGCCGGCTGCCAGTTCGTACACTTGCGCCCGGTACCGGTTGAAACCGTAATACTGCGGTTGTTTATGATTTGCACGGAATACCTCCCTCCTCTGTGGCCTTTGCGCCACATCGGGCCCCCCGAGCAGCGCTCAGAGGGTCCCATCTGGGGTAAAGACAGTTATCATGAATAGAACTAAACGCTTTTCTGTGTTATAATGTCTACGAGGTGATGATTTTGAAAGATTATTTTAACGATTTACCTACCACTTCACGCCCGGATATGACACCCTTTCTTATCCATCTTACTAAATCTAATGAGGAGACGTCCGCCTTTGATAATCTTGTGAATATCTTGAAATCAGGTTTGATAAAAACAACGGACGGAACTGGGTTTATAAAGGGCGGATGCCGGGCCGCATGTTTTATGGAGGTTCCTATTAGTGCGCTTAAATACTCGCTGACTAAAGAAAATAAAAAGAGATATGAACCGTACGGAATTTTTTGCTCTATTCCGTATTCGTATTATGCCGGCGCTCGGCCTGTTCTTTATTTATCAAATAATGAAGCACAACACATGATTCCAGAAGAAGAGATGTGGCGGGTCGTAAGATTTGAAATTCAAGAGAGCGGATACTTCACTGATTGGCGCTTTGAACGTGAATGGCGCTGCCCAACTGATTTTCAACTGTCCCTTGAAAACACCGGAGTGCTGGTAAAGAATATTCCCGATGCTCAACGACTTACTAAGCTATTATCTGAAAAGCCGGATGACTTTAAAATCGTTCCTAACTCTATTCTTCCTCTATCAGTAGTGCTATCCACGACTTGGAAAAACTACTAACACTTAATCCTTGGTAAAATAATCTCCGACCCAGCCGTCGGCAGCAAGCGGCAGTCCGGGCGCCCACTCGACCGGCTGACCCATGATGCGTGTTACCTCGTCCAGATCGGCTCTGTCCTCCGGCACCTCAATAACCACCTCGTCGTGGATGTGGAACACGATCGGGAAACCGGCATTCTCCAGCCGTTCGATGTTCACCGCCAGACAGTCGCGTGCGATGGCCTGCACGATGTTCTCGGTCATATGGCCGCCGTAGGTTTCAATTACACTCCACTTTTTTGTCATCTGGTTCATGCCGTAGTACCGCAGCTGTTTGCCGCCCCACTGGTTGACGCCGAAATGCGGCTGCGCGTAATACAGCTTGCGTCCGGACGGCAACCGGATAGTCAAAAAGTCCAGACCACTGTCGATGTCCGCCTCCCGAGCGAACACTAAGCCATGCGTAGCGCAGGACCTGCCGGTTTCCACCGCCTGAATGGCAGCCTGTTCGACCGCCTTCCAGCAGCGCACGATTGCGCGATTTGCCTGCCGCCAACGGCTCACGATGTCGGGCAGTTCTTCTTCGGTCAGGCCATTCTTGAGCGCACCCATGGCAATCAGCGCCGAACTGCCGCCCTGATACCCGAGTGCCAGCGTGGCGACCTTGCCCTTCTGGCGCAGGGCGTACTCAGGGTTGCCCTTCACAATGCGGTCGAGCGGCACACCGAACATCTGACTTGCGGTTGCCTCGTAGATCTTGCCGTGCGTGCGGAAAACCTGCAAGACCCACTCCTCGCCCGCCAGCCACGCGACCACACGCGCCTCGATAGCGGAAAAGTCTGCGTCCACAAACTTGCAGCCGGGCCTCGGCACCAGTGCCGTCCGCACCAGCTGCGAGAGTGTACCGGGCACGCTGCCGTACAGCAGCTTCAGCCCCTCGGGCAGCTTCCGCCGGGTCAGATCGCGGGCGGTGTCCAGCATGGCGCCGTGCAGATAAGTACGCGGCAGGTTCTGCACCTGCACAAGCCGCCCTGCCCATCGTCCGGTACGGTTTGCGCCGTAAAACTGCAGCAGACCGCGGATGCGGCCGTCCTCGCACATGGTGGTAACGACCGTGCTGTACTTCTTGATACTCGCCTTGGAAAGCAGCTGTCGCAGCTCCAGCACGCGGGCAACGTCCGGCTCGAACTCGTCCTTGCGCTCGAGTGCGTCCTCTACCGTTGCGCTCCGCAGGTCGGGAATGGCAACGCCGTGCCCCTGCAGCCAGGTCAGCATCTGCTCACGGCTCTTGGGATTCTCCAGACCGGTCAGCTCGATGGCTTCCTGCTTGGCGGCTTCCTCGATTGCCGTGCCGCAGTACAGCGCACCGTCTACCAGCTCCCTGTCGGCTGCAACGCCGCGGGCACTGATCCGCATATCGTACTCCCACTCACGCTGCACCCGCTCGGGCACCGGGAAACGGCTCAGGCGATGCTCGATCTCCATTTCGGTCACAACGTCCTGCCGGTTGTACTCAACGAACAACTCCCACTTCGCCGGATCATGCCCGGGCAGGTTGCGCGTCCGGCCGCCGTTGGTAATCGTCTTAGCGCACGGCGTGCAGAAATACTTGATAAGAGCCTTGCCGGTCATCAGCTTCTGCTTGTCCTGCGGCAGACCGAGTGCCTTGCCGGCGGCATCAAGGCTTGCCGGATACCCGCAGTACAGGCTGTGCAGCATGGTGCAGCGCCACTGCTCGAGCGGCAGCTCCCGCCCGAAGTGCTTACTCAGTGCATACCACTCAAACGCCGCGTTGAATGCGTGCTTGATGTAGGCCGGGTCGTACAGTGCGGCTTTCAGCCACTCCGGCAGCTCCTCGCGTGTCAGGTCGAGCACCTGCACCGGCGCATTGTCTAGCGAGTACGCAAACAATAAGACCTGAAAATCACGGGACTGCACATATTTGTACAGTCCCGTCTTTGCGATCGGCTCGGAGGAAAAGGTTTCAAGGTCAATAGATAAATTGTGCATGGAACACCCCTCCAATGGGTTAGTTGATTACCACGGCAGACCGGTCAGCGGGTTCACGCCCTGCTGCGGTGCGGCGTAGTTCTGCGACTGCTGCGGTGCGGCCTGCTCCAGACCGGCGAAGTCGCTCTCTGCGTTTGCACGGCCGCCGAGCGGCTCGCCGTCGCGGGTCTTGCACACGTTGCCCAGGCCGCAGCCGACACCGCGGTTGCCGGAAGCGTCATACGGGAAGAAGTTGACGGTCACGCGGGCGTACATACCGGAGTAGACATCGGTCGGCAGCAGGTCGGCGTGGACGTTGGAAATATGCACGCACTGCGGCTTCTGCTTGCTGGAGGCGGTGATGACCCAGTGACCCTTGCACTCAGGGCCGAACGGCTCACCGGACGGACGGGTACCGTCGCCGTCGTAGATGACCGGATAGCGCATCTGCGGACGGCTGCCCTTCCACAGATTCTTGACGCCGTTCTCGTAGGCAGTGTTCAGCGAGTTCTTGAGGTCCTCTACGGTAGCGACGTCCTTCTTCGGAACGAGCAGGGTTGCGCTGTACTTCGGCTCGCCGCCGTTGTTCGAGTACGGCTGATCGAGGTGAACGAAGGACAGACGGACTTCGCCGGTGAGGCACTTGGTCGGATTGTTCTGATACATAATGAAAAACTCCTTTTCGATAAATAGATGGTTTACTGTTCGATTGCCGCAAAATCCGCTGCGGCCCGGCTGTAAGGTTTACGGCTGTCGCTCTCGGGAACGAGGGTCGGCTTGCCTGCCGGCTTGACCACATGACCGCCGCACAGCTCTGCGAACTGCTTTTTGCCGAGCAGCCGCTCCACGCCCGAGAGGGTCAGCGGCTTGCGCTCGTACAGCAGCGCGTCCTCAATGCCTGCGGCACGGAGATCGGCAAAGGCGGCGTCGATGTCGTCGAACTGCCGAACAGAACGCCCCTCGACTGCTTTCCAGCCGGGAATGGTCTTGCCGTCCAGGGCGGCATCCAGCGCGTAGGTCTGCACCGCGCCGAACCATTTGAGGAACGGCTCTGCACGGGTCAGCAGCCTGCCAATCTCCTCGTCGGACAGCAGCGCAGGATCCTCGTCCGGTGTGTGCTGCTCGGTGGCAGCCATGTTGGCCTCGGCGTAAGCGCGGCACTTTGCCTTTGCCCGGCAGAACCGGCAGTGGTCGCCTGCGTGGAACTCGCCCTCGCCGTTGTACGCCTGCTGCGCTCTCGGCTGAACGTAATCGGATGCCCACTTGTACAGCTCGTCCGGCGTGGTTTCCCACTCCGTCGGTTCCCCGAGCCGCAGCTGTGCGATAGACAGAATCACCCGCTCGACCTTGTACAGCAGGGCATACTGCGCCAGCGCACCGAGGGCGTACAACTTCATCTGGGCGTTATCCGTGACCTCGACCGGTACGCCTTTGCCGTACTTGAAGTCGATCACCCGCAGCGTGTTGCCGCCGATCATCACAAGGTCAGCCGTGCCGAAGCCGTCCGGAACGTAGCCGCTGAAATTGACCTTGACCTCGCAGGCCACGGTCGGCGGCGCCGGAGACTGCATGGAGCAGTCCTTGATGTAGTCGAGGTACGCATCGGTCACGTTGTCCATTTCAGTGGAGAACAGCTCATCCTTGCGGATCTTGTTATACGCACGGGTGTAGGCGGACTTTGCCATAACCGTAAAGTACGACCGGACTTTCAGCTCCGCAAGAGAGTGCGCCAGCGTGCCCTCCTGCGCGAATACGCCTGCGGTATCCGGGAACTTCTCGCTCAGCCGCACAGACGGCGGACAGGCCAGCCAGCGTTCGGCGCTCGACGCACCGAGTAAAGCGTGTGTAGCAGGTGGCATCAGATCTTCGCCCCCATCTTACGCAGCTCGGCGGCGAAAGCAGCCAGCTTGTCCGCCGGCAGCTCGGGCAGACCGGCAACACCGAACGAGGCGAGCAGCGCCTGCAGCTGCGGAATGGTTTCCGGGGTCATGAAGTCACCGGCGGCCTTGGCGATCTCGTCCATGGTGTAGGTCTTGACGGTCGGCGCTGCTGCCGGTGCGGCCTGTACCGGTGCCTGCGGTGCTGCGGCCTGTACAGGTGCCGGGGTGACAGGTGCAGTCTGAACCGGCTGCGGAACAGTCTCCGGCTTTGCTGCCGTGCCGGCCGGCTTAGCCTCCGGCATAACAGGCTTTCCCAGTGCGGTGCACAGGTGCTCGATTGCGCCGACCAGTGCGGGCGCGTTGATGTTGATGTCGATTGCAAAGTTGCTCATTACAGAATTCCTCCGATTTCGTTGAATTTCTTTTTATCCTTCGCCTTCAGCTTCTGATAGGCGTCAAGGGTCATAGTGATGTAGCCGCTTCCCCAGGTGACCGAAACCATCGGTTCGGGCCAGTTCAGCTCCTCATCGGTCGGCTCCGGTGCAAACGGTACGTCATATTCTTCCTGATACTTCTGTTTCCACGACAGAACCCGCTCGCGGCGGATTTCGGCGTGCGCGGCCTTGAGGGTGCTGTTGTCGGTCATGTTACATCTCCTCCAGCAGGCTCTTGATGATGTCCTTCGGCGTGCCGCGGCGCAGCAGGTCGGCAATGTCATCGCCGGTCAGCTTCGCGCCCTTGCGGACGATAGCGGCGTTGCAGCTGATATGGCTGTCACCTGCGTCCCACAGCGGCGAAAACTTGCTGGAGAACAGCTCAGTGAGCAGGAAACGGAACATACCGGCCTCCTTCTTGTTCCGAGTCTTCATCTCGTTGTAAATACCGTTGATCGCAGTGCCGATCTCGGCAGCGATAGTCGTGATGTCGCCCGCCATCTCGACTTCTGCGACGGTTGCCTTGCCTGCATTGGCGTTGCTGATAATCTTTACCATTGAAAATCTCTCCTGTTCATGCTATTATGTAGTTGAATATATTTTTCTTTGCCGCTGATCGGGATTGCCGTCCTGACAGCGGCGTTTTTCATGCGCGCGCCGCCCTGTCCGCACAGACGGCGAATACCGCCAGCAGGAACAGCGCGAGTACCGTGTAGGCTCCCATCGACAGCTTGTCGAGTTCGGCGTAACCTGTGGCAGACAGTAAGCCCAGAAAACTCAGGCCTGCAGTAATTACGTGAATACGGTTCATACCCTGACCCCCTCTCTGAATCCTGCGGATTGCGTCACCCAGAGATAAAAGGTCAATGTCGGAATGTAAAATGCGCGGTTGTGCGCGTTTTTCTTGAGCCAGCCCAGTCCGAACGGACACGAGCCATGCTCCAGGCACGCTCTCAGGCTCTCGCCTGACATGCCGAGGAATGCCGCGCAATCCTCAATCGGGATTTTGCTGGGGTACTTCTCACAGAGCTGTTCTAGCTCTGCCAACTTAGTCGTGATGATGGTGGGTACGGCCAATTCTGACACCTCCCTCTTTGTTCCTGTGCTTGCCTTTCTTGCGGCGCTCCCGTTCAGCACGGATACCGTCAATGCGGCCAGCGTTGTAGCAGGCAGCCGCGGCGCAGTACCGCGCCCATGTCGGGTCATGGCCTACACCGGTACCGAGGCGAGCCGCAAAGCAATGGTCGAAGATCTCTTTTGCATGGAAAAGCATAAGAGCACCGGTCGTGTTGTAAGCCAGATCGGTGGCTTCCTGAGGAGTAAGCGTTTTCATTGCTCCTGCCTCCTCTTAGATACCCTGACACAGTAGACGGAAAGTTTCACGACCCTTGGGCGTGACGAGCGTCTGCGTGCCGGACCACTTGGTTTTTTCGTTGAAGCACTCCTTGACTTCGAACAGACCGTTGTTCTTCTCGGCGTAGGGCATGATCTTGCCCTTCTGGTCACGGTAGATGTACTTCTTTTCGAGCAGGAACGCGATGAACGGCTTTTCCTTCACACCGAGCTGCTTTGCGGTTTCGCGGAAGTTCGTCAGCGTGTTGCGCTCGACCAGCTCGTCGAAGTAGTCCGCCTTGGGCTGCATGATGGTGTTCTGAACGGTCGCTGCGGAAAGCTGTGCTTCGCGCTCTTCGAGCGTCTTTTTCGCCACCATGAGCGCCTTTGCCATCAGCTCTTCTCCGGTCATGCTTTCCTGTCCGGCAAGGTAGCCGCCGTGCTTGCGGATACGCGGCAGGACCTCGGCAGTCACCCAGTGCTTGAACTTCTTTGCCGTCGGCAGCTTGCTCGACAGGATCAGGCTGTACAGACCGCTTTCGTTGATGATGGTAACAGGCTGCTTGCCGCCGGGGGTTGTCATTTCAACTACCCCTTTGTCTTCGTCATCAATGTGCTTGCGAACCGCCTGTGCGGTATCGGAATAACCGAGAATGTCCGCTACGTCCTTGCCGACAAACCACGGCTCGTTGTTCTGCTCCAGCGTTCGGATCGCGCCGAAGTCGGGATTGGTGAATGTGGTAAGATTGGTATTCATTATTTTGCTCCTTTCATTTTCTCGCGTTTACGCGAGTTATACGCCAAAAAAAATTTCCATGCGTTCTTCTTTGCTTAGTGCCAGAATTTCCGAAATACGGATCGCCTGATTGATGGTGAACGTACCGCCGCCGTCGCCGAGCTTGCGGTAGTAGGTACTCTGGTCAATTCCCAGCGCGTCTGCCATTTTTTCTCCGGTAAAGCCCTTTTCGACGGTTTTCCCTTTCAAGCGGTTTACATCAACGTGCATATCATTCCACCTCCTTTCTTGCGTTTCCGCGAGTCTTTGAATATATATTACTCGCATATACGCAAGTTGTCAAGGATTATTTTCGCGTTTTTGCAAGTTTTTTTTGATAGGTACTTGCATTTTTGCGAGTGGTGTGTTTTAATGAAACCATCAAATATGGCAGGTGATTAAAATGGACGTAGGCGAACGTATTAAATCGCGGCGTAAACAATTAGGACTATCAGCGGAGCAAGTTGCCGCTGCATTAGGTGTTTCTCCCGCCACTGTATACCGATATGAGTCCAACGAAATTATGAACATGAGGATTGATAAACTCGAACCAATCGCAAAAGCTCTGCATACCACTCCCGCATTTCTAATGGGTTGGGACGATAACCCGTCGACCTCTAATAGCGAGACTTTGGATATTGAGCCTCCTTATCTTCGTTTAGCACGAGAAGCGCAAGCCCTTGAATTAGACGACGAAGATATAGACGCTATCATCGCGCTTTATTCTAAACATAAAAATAAAAATCTTTAATTTCCGAGGTAACATATGAATTCTGAAAAGCATAATCTCTATGAACGTGTGGACCGTTTAAGAGGTTCTTTGCATATCCCATTTAACGAACCCATCGACAGTATTACCCTCATTGAAGGTAGCCCGCGCATTGATCTTGAGTATATCCCATTCAAAACACACGGGTTCTGCGGCATTGCAATGGTTGGTGAAAAGATAGATACAATCGCGCTGAACTCGAACCGCACCTATGAGGAACAAAATTTCGATGGTGCACATGAGCTAATGCACCTTTACCAACATCGCAATATAACCCAGCGTTTTAACTGCTTCAGCATTAAAAAACCCCAGCAAGACAGTTTTCTTGAATGGCAGGCCAACGAGGGTGCAGCACAGTTCTTAGTTCCGTACCAAGACTTTATCCCTCGCTTTCTCGATCTCTATTATTCCGCGCGCTACGATGAGGACCGTGATCTTCGTGACATTCTTGCTGACTTTTACCATGTGACGACTCCTGTTATTCACCATCGTATTGACAGTCTGAACTATGAAATTCATCAATATGAACGGGGCATTCCTCTTTCAGAACTCGAGATCCTCTCAAAAAGACAGCGCAATCAGCGCGGTATCATAGATATTGCTTACAATGCTGGGTGTGATTTTCCCTTTTATTTTGACTCGATTATAGGGTAATCTCTCCGGAATTCTGAATTCAAGCACCAATCTGCAGCTGACGAAATAAAAAACCCCGCGCACTGGTTGAACCGTGAACGGGGATAAGGAGGAAAGCATATGCCAAAAGAAAAACCTATTAAAGATGTTATCCACGCCAAAGATACAGAAATTGCCGTGATCTCTTATGCGCACTCAGACGATTATATCTCGTTGACGGATATTGCTGCATATAAAAATCCCATCGCTCCTAAGGATGTAGTGAAAAACTGGTTACGTAATCGCTCTACTATCGAGTTTCTGGGACTATGGGAACAACTCAACAACCCTGATTTTAAAGGGGTCGAATTCGACTCCTTTAAAAAACACGCCGGTGAAAACGCATTCACCTTATCGCCGCAGCAGTGGATCAAATCTACCAACGCTATTGGCATGGTATCCAAATCCGGACGTTACGGAGGTGGCACCTTTGCGCATAAAGATATTGCCTTTGAATTTGCCTCTTGGATTTCTCCAGAATTCAAACTCTATATCATCAAAGACTATCAGCGATTAAAAGAAGATGAAAGTCACCGTCTTGCGTTGGATTGGAATGTAAATCGTGTTCTTGCCAAGACTAACTATCGCATTCATACCGATGCCATCAAGGCAAACCTTATTCCGCCTGAGCTCCCCTCGGAACAACAGCGGTTTGTCTATGCTGATGAAGCCGATGTTATCAATGTCGCATTGTTCGGCATGACCGCGAAACAGTGGCGCACTAAAAATCCGGATTTAAAAGGTAATATGCGTGATTATGCAACCATCGAGCAGCTTCTTGTCCTTGTCAATCTTGAAACTATGAACGCGCTCTTGGTAGAACAGGGAAAATCCCAGAATGAACGAGCGCATTTTCTAAATCAACAAGCGATAAAGTTAATGCGTAAATTCAGTCACGATAAGGGCGTACATGATCTGCAGCAGTTAGGTCATACTCCTAATCTTCCTGCAAAATAAAAAATCCCGCCCTGGTGCTGGAACACCAAGACGGGACGGGGTACTGACCAAATTTTCCACGATCCAATCAGTACCCCTATTTTACCATACTTTTTTCCGGTAAGAAAGGGGTTTTATCATTATGCCAAGAAAAAAGCCCGCGCGCAAGGACAAGCGCTGGGAGTACAAGCTGACGCTCGGCCGCGATGTACACGGCAAGCCGCTGCGCAAATCGTTTTACAGCACGGTCAGCCTGTCGGACGCGAAGCGCAAAGCCGAGGAGTACCGCGTCGCCGCCGAGGTGTCGGCACGCACGGGTGAGGCGTTTGTGCCGTCCACCGGCAACTTTGCCGACTGGGCGCGCAAGTGGCTGCGCACCTACAAGCAGCCGTTCGTTGATGTCAACACCTACGAGCTGACCTATGTCAGTCTGGTCGAGGGGCACCTGATCCCCTATTTCGGGGCGGCGCGGCTGAGCGACATTCGTCCGGCGGACGTACAGGCGTACTTCGACACAAAGACGGAATGCTCGGAGAGCCGTCTGAAGAAAATGCGGTCGATTTTGAATGCTCTTTTTGAGTGCGCGATCGAGAACGACCTGTGCTGGAAGAACCCGGCGAAGCACAGCACGTTCCGCAGCACGGCGCGCAAGCACGAGAAAAAGGTGCTGACCGATGAGCACATCGAGCTTGCCAAGACATTCACCCGCGACACCATGCCGGAGGTCGCGCTGCTGCTGGAAACCGGTCTGCGGCGCGGCGAGCTGCTCGGGCTGATGTGGTCGGACTTTGACGAGCGGGAGCAGACGCTCAGCGTGCGCCGGTCGATGGCACTCAAGCACGGCGTTGTGACCGCCAATCCTCCCAAGTGGGACAGCTACCGCACCCTGCCGCTGAGCCGCGAGGCCGTGCAGCTGATCGGCGCGCTGCCGCACGACAGCCTGTATCTGTTCCCCAATGCGAACGGTGAGCCGCACAGTCCGAACAGCTGGTCGCAGAAGCTCGGCAGGTGTATGCGCCGCCTGAACGAAGCGCATCCAGAGGTGCCGATCCTGACCGCGCACGAGCTGCGCCACACCTACGGTACTTACCTGCGCCGGCATGGAGCCGATATCTATACCATTCAGAAGCTGCTCGGGCATAAGGACATCAACGTCACCGCCGAGATCTACGTCCATAACGAACTCAATACCCTGCGCGAAGCGGTTACCGCGCTGGAGAACCGCGCTGCTGCTGCCAAATAGCAGAATGCCCCTCCGGGAAACCGGTTTCAATGCCGGTACCCGGAGGGGCTGTCTTT